GGAAATCCTCAATGAACACATGATGATCGTCGCCGCTGTCACGAATGCAGGCATTAGCCGCAACATACAGAGCCGCCCAGGTAAGGCCTTGCACACTACAACTCACAGGCTTCTCACCCCAGTGGTTCTTGTAGACTACACGATCAGCACCTTCGAAAGGATGGCGGTCTGACATATTGTCTACTTCGTAAACGCTCCAGACAGACTTCAAACCCAGTTCCTTTTGAACAGCACCGTAGTGGTCGCTCTTAGTTTCAAAGGCCTGATCATCTTGAGCATAAGCACCCATAAGTCCTTGCTCCATGTTTTTAATAGCCGCCCCAAGACGCTCAGTAAGGGCTTCGCTGACAGCGCCTTCCATGCGATCATAAACACTGCGAATTTCGCAGAGTGCATTATGTACAGCCTTGAATTCGGCGGAGGTAAGAGTAGGATTGCAGTTCATAAAAACTCCTTAGTGCAGGTCAACTTGAACTTGGCGGAAGCCGCGAGCATCGGTAACTAGACCGGTGGGCAGGGTTTCTTTGTCTTTTTTAGCCATGTAGCGAAGGTGGCTCAGTTTAATCAGAGCGTCCCAAACTGCGGCACGAGCATCGCTGGTAGCAAAGGTGTCACTCATCTGCTGAATACTAATTAGCATACCCACATTTTCACCGCTTTGGGCAGTGAGAATAAAGCGAAACTTTTGGCTATTCTTGAAACCTTCAACTATGGTCTTGGTACGCATCTTGCGCTCCTTTGCTGAACATGTCACTATTATAGCAGAAACGGATAACCCTGTCAACCGAAAGGTTATTAATACTTTTTACTAATTTCTTTAAGGGTTTCTTCGGCTTTAAGTTGGTTTAGCGAAATACTGTATCCAATATAAATCATAAGAATAATTAGACCGCTGATAAAAAAGTGCGGAATATATTCTATTGGAAAATACTTGAAAAATAATGCCACAGCCACGCCAGCGGCTGAGCATACGGCCAACATGCCAAGACTACGAATAAAAGCACGAATTCTAATGTCCATATAGTTCCTTTCTTTATGCCGCTATTATAGCAAAAAAACGGTCAGCGGTCAACCGAAATTTTGTGGTTTTTTTGCAACAAAAATTGCTTAAAAATTAAGCAGAATTTCTCCGTGGTGTACGCACAACATCACATGAGCCAGATCGCGGTTGTTGCTAATAGTGTACCGGCCTAGGTTGTAATGACTAGGAACTCTGACAGTCTGTGTCTTGTTGGTGCGAGCACTGGTAATGGTGACACCGCGCCAGTCAGCGTCTTTGAAATAGTAACGACCGCTGGCAGTAATATAGGCCCAGCGATGTCGCATGTCCTTGTCCTTGCCCACAGCGACCAAAGTCTTTTCCTTGATCATGTCTTCGAGTACAGCTCGGTTTCTTATAATTTCGTTCCTGGTCTTGAGACGATCCAACTTGCCGCCGATGCTGATCAAGTCCTTGCCAGTCAAGCCCATCATAGTAGTGTAGGAAACCAAGCCGCGAATCTGCTCCTGCTTTTCCTTAGGAAAGCGAGGGAATTCAAGTTCTACATCAAGTTCATCCATTGTTAGACTCCAAAAAGTTTAAAGTGATCTTCCAAGGTCATGCTGTGCATGTCAGTGATCAATTGACCGTTGTAAGTTTCAAATTTACTTTGCAATACTTCATATCTGCGAAAAAAATACCAATTGCTTGGACTAGTTGAACTCAGCCCACTTTCACGAAGTGTGACATCACTGTTCTTTTTAATTAAACAAGTAGGAGTATTCAGCGCCTGGATAATAGACAACCGACCTTGAATCAACATGTCTCGCACCGAGCTTGCTGGAATAACATGTTCAAACACACATTCTTTGATGTCAACTCCGATCTCGCGATAATGACTGCCAATGGCTCCTTCAATACAATATCCGTGATAGCGTCGAATGTGATGATCTATGCTATCACGAATCAGTCTGGCAGTTTGATTTTCTTCAAACTGTTCGTTGTACTTAGAAACCAAGCGTTCTAACTCGGCTACAGTAAAAGCCAGAGTCTGACTGTAGCTGTCGTTGTTGCGTTGTACACGCTTATAGTTTTTATTTTGATAGCCTTCGACTAAAAGTTTTAAATCAGACATTTTGGTACAGGTCCTTGGTATCTGGTTGGAATGTAGTGTTAATTGACAGAGCCGGGATAGGACCAGACCAAGTCTTTTTAAGTTGGTTCCACAAAAAGGTACCTCCGTTGCGCCAGTTTTTGCTAAAGCTCATGTGAGCCGGCTTGTATGCGGCACCAGCACCACTGTAGTATCGGGTCCACCATTTGGCATAGGCCAATCGAGCTTGAGTCCAGAACTGGCTGCTTTCATGGAAGTCGGCACTAAACAACTTGTTAAGATGAGTGGCCAGGTCTACAATTTGTTCGTCAGTGTAACTAATGCCACCTTGCTTGGCCATATCGAACCATGCACACATAATCTCGATTTCCTGCGAAGCAATAGGCCTACCCTGTGCTGGCTGTACAGTAACAGCATATAGGCAAAACTGCCTAATGATGTCACTGTTATACTTCTTAATTTCTTGCATACGACTAATTGCACCTGGCATATGAGTGTCACCAAATTTATCAGCAGTGACAAACAAACCGGCCTGTTCAATGTATTGTTGTTTCTTCTCGGCTTCTACCCACGCAGGATTCTTATTGCCATCAAGGCGCACTCCGTAGATTTGTTGCTGGAACAGATCAATTTCTTCAAGTAGTTTCTTGCCAGCCGAACTGTTTCCGCTGACAAAGTTCTCTCGAATCTCGGCTTTAGAACTAACATTGTAGATGTTAGCTGGTACCATAATATCATCGGGATTCTGATTAAAGATCCAAGTTGCAATGATATAAAAAGCCACTGCGGTATGCTGAGCATCCCAGCTGGCGTACAGGCCATTGCCCACAGGATAGTAGCCTAGTTCTTTGAGATCTTCTTCTGTGGCAATACTGCGGTCGATTCGATAAATTTGTATAGGCTGTGCCTGTACTTCTCGGAAGTTAGCAATAATGTGCGCTACCCACTCTAGGATCAACATTCGTTGCATGGTAGTGTCGATTAGAATGTCGCTGAGGCAGATTTCTAAGGCCTTAACAAGATTAAGATCTTGGAATTTAGTTTTATTGGGAAATTTACTACTAAATGCCGCGCAGGCATTCTTTAACAGAGACCGGGCACTTAGTTGCTTAGTGTAGGGTAGAGATAAAATAGTGTTATTCAATCGATCCTTAAGGTTCATAAAGACCGATGCACTTTTATTGTATTTGGCGTTCTGTAGTTCGGCGTAGGTAGCCGTAACAGTCGCAATGGCAGGTGATGCAGACATATTTTCTCCAAATTGTTATTGGCCAAAGTTTCTAGTTCAGTGGCCAATTGGTCGTTACAACATTGTAACAGTTAGATTATAAGATAGTCTAAGGCATTTGTCAACGGATTAATGTCCGTTTTTCGTCAAGCCGGTCGCTATAGATTTTGTTACCACGATCACGAACCAAGTCGGCCATGTACTGGGGATTTGTTTTAAATTGTTCGACTAAGTCATCTTCAGTGATACTAGAATCTACGGCAATGCTATAGATTTCGTAATGCCTTTGACTATTGTATCTTGCTCGCATGGTCATCATGGAAACAATGCGACTAAGATCGTCGTGTTTGGTTTCCTTGTTAGCCAGCGTATCCCATACACGAATTCGATCAAGTTGGCTAGCATTAACGCAGGCTTCAAGGCCGTGCATGTCCCAACTAAGGATATAAACTTCACTGTCGAAGTTTTGATCAGTCACTTGGAGCCTCTGCGGATGCTGATGAGTTTGCCTGCTTTATGTGCTACTGCACCGGACTTTTTGCCACGCACAGGCTTGGTGTTTTCTACAGGAAATTCCTTACCGAGATAAAATTCTACTAGACTCTGCGTAGCATAGGCCTTGATACTAAGATTGTCCGGAGCATAAAAGGCCCAAGGACATTTACCCCAGGTGCCTTCTTTAAGAAAACGAACAACCTCTCGTCGATGCTCAGGATTAGTAGGATCAAATTTAATTACAGGGCGCTTATGAAGCTCGAGAAAACTTTGCATAATATCTCCAGGTTAAGATGTTCGAATTATACATTAAAACAGTGTCGATGTCAACGGGTTGTTGTTTTTTCGCCACGGTTCTAAAAACTGTGTAATTTGCTGGGTATTAACGCCATGTTGGCGATAGCCTTCCATGACCATTTCGTAGTAGCTGGTTCTGGGAGGAGAATCTGGGTTGCCTGGATTCATGTAGTAGACTTCAGCAAAGTAATCCTCGTTGTTACATTTGACCAAGACTTCTCGGCAGTCGTAATAATGCGGATAACCTTCTAATGCATCCAGAGATTTCAGGCACTGTTCGGTGATGTACCACAGTACTCCTTCGACGGCGCTGTCTTCATCTGGCACAATGTCGGCATGTGTGGCAAATCGAAAACGGTATCCAGGTAGTACTGCTGGACCAACCAATTGAGCTGCCGGGCAACGGCGTGCCATCTGCTCTCGGTTGGTATTCATGCCATAAGCAAAGTAGTAGATCATTGATGTTGTTCTAGATTGTCTAAGTAGGTTTCTAAATCGTTGTTGTGCAATTGTAGCATAATTGCGGTACGCTCGTCAAATACCATAATTTTTTTAAGGTTAAGTATGAAATACGGATAGTGGATGTACCGTTCTAACTGTAGTAGAACTTTGGGCGTAATTTTTTCAGGTAGTTCAAACGAGTACTCTGTTACGCCCAACCGCTGTCTTAGATATTTAAAACCCGCCCGTGTTAAACGCATACTACGATGGTTTACTGGATTAAAAAATACAACCTGTCTGGGATTGGCAATCCATTCATCCCTGCGATTAAATTGGTCTAAAGGGTCTAGACCTAATTTTTCTTTAAATTGCTCAATCCAATAGAATTGATCAAGGATAGATTTGCTCACCTTGTTTTAGCAGGACAACTGTGAATTTGTCTGTTTTGTACATGGCATTCAACTTCTTACTCAAATTGATAGCATGTCCGGGGTTGCTGAAGGAAACTTTTTTGTACTTGGGTCCTGGGTAGTGTACCAGGGTATTAAAAGTTTTTAAGTTGATTGGTTGATTATCATAGAACACAGCCCAAATACCTTCGCTATTCAGCACTTGGTCGCACTTGTAAGTGGTCCTATTGATATTCTCAAGCAAAACTGTAGGCTTAGGTCTTGACATAGATAATTTCTCTCGATACTTTATTTATCACAGTTTTATACGCAGTTAACGGCTTTCCCGAGCAGTCTTTTGCCGAATTGCAGACTGTGCTTCTTCGGTAGTACGATAAGGACCCAAATATTGATAGCGTTTAATTACAATGCTCTTAGGACAAAAGTGCTCAGTCCATTCGTTGTTGATCTTTACTGCATAGTAACCTGCACAGTAAAAGCTCTTGCTTTTAGAAGTTTTAGTAAAGTAAGGCAAGCGTCTACGCACATCATAAAGCTCATTGTGAGCCTTAGATCCTGTAGGAAATCCGTAGATGTTATAGTCTTTTTTAGCTGGTTTTGCGCCACGAGGAGCAGATCCTACATGGATGTTGCACCGGTGACTCAATAGCTTAATGTTTGGAAACTTTTCTCTCTGATTGTCTCGGACCAATACCACGCCATCTGGAGCAGCCTGGATGGTGGCTACTTGTTGGCCAGAATCTTCAACGATCCAAAACTTATTTTTAATAACAGGTTTGGCTTCTAAGGTCATTTTATTCATTTTTTAGTATAGCAAAAGTTTGTTCGTAGTCGTGCATATAAGCCACAGGCTTGAGCCACCCGTGTTGAAGGCAAGACTGAATAATTGCCCTGTATTCATTGGGGCAAGTCTGGGCAATCTCAAATCCGGCTCGTTGTCCGACTACCATGCCGTCATTGAGACGAAACATTGGGTCTGTGGATCTAACTGTGCGGATACTAGATTGATGTGCAGTAAAGGTCATTCTGGGTACCCTGCGCTGAGAAATTCTGCAAAGCTGGTAGCGTGTTCGCTGATGCGATTTAGCTCGTACTTACCGCAGAACTTAAGAAACTGTGCGCCAATCATTGGGCGATCCAAGCGTACTGACCCACTGGCAATAGTTTCGGCGATGTAAACTTTAACATGCTCGGGTTGTGAAGTAAGGTCCACAAGGGTGCGGTTGCGGAGGTAATCCTCCAATACCTTATGTTCCAGACCATTATGATCGGTCCAACGCTGTAACATAAGATTGTTCCAGTTAAATCCCTTTTTATCTTTGTCTGCATAGGCCTCCTCAAGTCCGACCTTATTTTTCGTACCTCTAGTACGAACACCGGGGTAGGCACTAAAGATATTGTCTGTGGGGTCACCGCGCATACATTTTTCAAAAAGGATGAAACCTGGGTCGGGAATCTTTTTGGGTTCTTTGGTTTTCTTATCAACTACAAGTTTTCCTTTTTTGTCAAAGATTCCGTTGAGTGTATGAAGTTCGTCAGCGACTCCGTTATACTGGACGACATTGGATGCGAGCAATTGATAGAAGTCAGTGTCACTGCTAACGATGACATGTTGATCCGCAGGGTGTGCTTGTATCCACCCTGCCACCAAGTCATCTGCTTCCAGTGACTCGTGCCGGAGTACAGTACAATTCGTGCGCTCTTGTAGGAATGATTTAAGGGTGTCAAATGCTTCCCAGAAGAGAGTATCTTCTTCAGCTTGCGCTTCGGTAAGTGCGGCGCGAGCCACTGCTCGATTCTTTTTATAAGGTTCATAGTAGTCCTTGCGCCAGCTACGCCCCTCTAGGCAAAAGACCACATGGTCGGCCTTTTGCTCACGCCAGGCTTTGTTAACACTGGCCAGTGTTACATGGATTGCAAAGCCCAGACGGTCCCAGGTGTCGCTTTGACGATGGGCACTGTGCCGGGCACGAAAGAATGTATTAGCAGTATCAACAATAAGATATTTCATGTGGTAATAATAGCATATTACCAAATAGTTGTCAACCTACTTCAGTTCGTCCGTTACCGATATCTCGCCGATTTGAAGTTCTGGGGTTGTTGGCTTCCATTTGTTCATAAGTTTCGAGCACAACATTTCGACAAACATCTTGGAACCAGCGATCCACAATTTCATTTTCGGGCTCGTTGGGTTTAACTTGATATCCTGCTCGAACCAATTGAGCCAAGAACTTATCGTTCCAGTCCAATTCGAATGCACCAGCACCAATGTTTTCTGGATCTAATTCTACATTGAGAATAGCAATGTAAGGATCGCCGCGTTCTGTAGCCAGCTCTTTGGCAGTCTTTTTAGGCGCCTTGGGTTTAGCAATTTTTGGTGTTTCTTTAACTTCTGGCTTTTTTGGTAAAAAACGATCTAGCAATCCCATATTATTCCTCTACTTCGGCCCAGGTGTAATCGCCTAGCCACTTAATTTTTGTAATGTACTTATACTCAGCAGGAGCCGCAGTTGCCCATTCATTGGGACCGTGCATGACTAATCTAGTACAATCTTTACGACTATCATAGACTAACCAATAAGTTTTTCCGTGGTAGGTTTGAAACTCGTACTTGGCACCGTGGACCATGTCTGTGATGTCTAACCGCCTTTTAATGTCATTGGCCTGCTTTTGCAGTACATTAACCAAATCCATTATTCTATTGTACTCCTGCTCGGCATGCATCCTGGCAGCATTGACCATGATGTCTTTTTGTTTTTCAATAGGAATTAAATCAAACTTTGGGCCACCGGCCTCTGTGGCATAGGGTGTAACATTCCTATTAAAAAAATTAACTAAGACATTGCCTGTGGTAATGTCAAAGCTGTCTCGACCCTTGGCAGAATTAAGATCGTCGGACACCGAGATCAAGTCCCCCACTCATTCTTGAACAATGGTACTTGTAGTCTGTCGCTATAGCGTAGGCCATGCTTCATAGCCAATAAGGCCACTGCGCGATTGTTTAGTGCGTAAACACTCTCAACACCACCCACGGGCATTAGATACACAGGGCCAGTAAAGCCAGCATTTCGGTATTCTTCTGTGGCACGGAGAGCATCTGCAACATCCTCATCTGTGGCAACTACAAACTTAAGATAAGCGTAGCCAACTTCTTGATACTGTAGAACTACATCTGGTTTAATAGCTTCTTCCCACTTTTCGCCACTGCAAGGCAGTTTGGCACTGATACTAAATGTAACTTCTTTAGTCTGCTTTGTGCCCAATGGGGGCTGTTGCCATGCAATTAGAAAATCTTTAAAGCTCTTTTGTAGCAGTTGAGTACCATTGGTTTCAAAGGTAATGTCGTTAAGATTATGCATCCTTGGATCGGCAATTAGGTCTTCGTAACTGCGCTGCCAGCCTAGCAGTGGTTCACCACCGGTAATTACAAGATGTTCGTCTTGCCACCCTTTGTGCGGTAACGAATCAAGAATAGCAGTAATAATCGCGTCAACAGATAGAAGGGGACTAAGATGCTTAAAGCGAGGATCCCAACTAGCGTAACTGTCACAACCTGTACTAACCAAAGGAAGAGATTTGTACTCGGTGTAGTTATCTGCGTTAATATTTTCGGCCTCATTGCTTAGTTCTCCTCTAGGCATGCCAAACCCGGCACATTTAAAGTTACAACCAAAGGTACGCAAAAACACACTGGGAACACCCATGAAGCGGCCTTCGCCTTGAATACTGTAAAAAAGTTCTGCTATTTTAATCTTAGACATTTAGTTACCTCCAAAGTATTTTTCCAATACTTCCAGTTTATCATGGTAACCGCTGATTGTTTCTAGTTCTTTTTCAATTGCTTCCATGATATTGGTATGTTCAGGAATAGCAATTGGATTGTTTAGCATTACTTCAACATTCATAACATGCTTGTTAACATGCGAAAGTAAATGCTGTCTAGTTGCGTTAATTAGTTGTGTTCTCATAAATTTTTGACCATTGCTTGAGTTTT